TATACTTATTTAAATCTATACCAATTCTACTTTCACCATTACCAATACAGAATACTCTAGCAGACCTTTTTTCTTTTTCTAGTTCTTTTATCATTTTATAATAATCGTCAGCGTCTTTATCAGTCATTATCATATTAAAGATAGTTAAAGTTTATATTAACTCTCCGTGGTTGGTCTGTTGTGTTTGTACTTGCGTGGTCAAGAGTTGGATCAAAAAAGATTGCTCTATTTGCAACACTATCAATTTTAGTACCGTCTGAAAGTTTTGTATAACCATCACACGTGTTTAAACAGAATAGACACGTCTTATATGGATATTTACTATCTGGATAAAAATCTTGGTGCATACTATGTTCAATAAATTTATTTTGATTAGGATATGAATTTATTTTTACTCTTAATAAAGTTCTCAACTTATAATCATCATTACGTTCAAATAATTTACTCAAAAGTGGATCCATTATTTCAAAAGATGTATTAAATGTTGGTCTATCATTATCATATAACATATGCATATTAAAGAATTGATTACCTATTTGACCTCTTTCGGATTCTTTTACTATTGTATCATAATAGAACCAGGGAAAGTATCTACCCATTATCTTTCTTTCTATGTCTTCAAAATGTTTTTTTTCTAAAAAATTATCTACTACTGTATGTTCCATTAAAAATAGTTAAAGTTTATATTAACTCTCCTTGTATCGTTTGTTGTATTTGTACTGCAATGTGGAATAGTTGGATCAAATAGTATTGCTCTATTTGCTTTACTATCAATTTTAACTGACTCTTTTCCATTATCTAACTTGGTATATCCATCGCAAGTGTTTATACCAAATAAACACGCCTTACGGTTTAAACCACCCTTACTCGGCCAATCTGTATGCATAGTATGTTCCCTAAATTTACCTTGATTAGGATAGTTATTAATTTTTACTCTTATTAAAGTATTCATACGAAATTTAGGGTCATCAAGTTTCATTAACTCACCTAAAACTGGATCCATTATTTCAAAAGAATTAGAAAATGTTGGTCTGTCATTATCATATAACATATGCATTGAATAAAATGTTAAATCTTTTTTATCTTCACCTTCTCTCACTATTGTGTCATAATGAAACCAAGGGAAATAGTTATTCATTATCTTTTTCTGCATAATGTCAAAGACTTTTGGTTGTACGAAATTGTCTATGACTTCATAACTTCTATCTAACTCTTCCATTTAATATTACCTCCATTGCTTCTAATATTTCTTGTATAGTCCACGTGCCGTTTATTTTCTTTTCAAGATTTGAGTTCACTAGTTATAATCTCCTTCATTATTAATTTTGCTTTAGTTCTATTAAATGATATAAATGGTTTCATTTTTTTGAGTTTTCTGGACATATCAGGCCACACAACTTTTTCCGTAATTTGTTTATCCCAGTTTTTAATAAAATTAAGAACCGAGTCGAGTATGATGGCGGTTGGGAAATTAACTCTCCTTTGAATAAGTAAGCGTAGCATTCTTGGATGTTGCCCATTAACCACGCTGAAACCATTATCAAAAGAAATGCCCCTCCTGCTAAAGTCATAAACAATACTATTAATACTGTTTCGTAAACTGTAGTCAAAAGACTCAAAATATTTTCTGTAATTGAGGTAGGTTTTGTGTCCATCGTCATTTAATAAGTTACCAATCCATTTCTTACTATCGTCAACAAAATTACTTACAAAGAATTCAAGCACTTCACTTGGACTATATCTTGTAGATAACTTGTAGAAGAAGTATCTATCTTTCCGTTTAGTAAATGAATCCAATGTTGCATTTACCTTTCCACTATATTTATAATAGTCGTAGGTGTCTGTTGTAAAATGCAACTTAACACCTAGATATATTTTATATACATCAAAGCCACCATATGCCATATTAATACCAACTAGGCGTATCTCTTTTAGTCCATACTGCAAGATGTGATTTGTATTTCTTATAATAATCTCTATACGCTTTTAGACTATCACTATTCCTAACATCTTTTGGCATAGCTGGTGTTGGTTCTGTAAATTCTTTATCTGGTATATTTTGTGGTGGTGTGGCTAAAACGTTATGTAATTTTTTATATGTTAAATGTGTCTTACCATATCTATGTGTGTACTCATTACATAGAGCATTAAATAATCTATACAAGTATTCATAGTTAGCTTTTGATTTTCTAACCCATATAGCACTTGGATGATTTTTATGTGTAGCTCTATACAACCCTAAAGGGTTATTCATTACTGTATTTGATACATCTAATTCCCAATGAGCAGTACATAGTAATTGAGCATACTCTAGTATCATTTTAACACAATGCTTATCGTTGTGATATTCTGCTGATTTATTAACGTCTTTATCTAGGTAAAATATATTCATAATCTCTCATTATACATCAATACTTGCTATTTGTCAAGCAAATACTTGTAGCAAATAGGGAAGTGGTCTTTCATATGCTTTGATATTTGAAGAGTGACCATTCTAGTTTCTGCTTGAGCATTACCCTTATTTCTTAAATTACAAACTCTACTAAAGGCATATACACTACCTGACCATATCCACTCGGTCATCATACATTGAGGTAATACCATACGTGCCATTTCTGGCGCAATACCTTCCTCTAACATATCATTATAAGTTTCTTTAGCAACATTTATTAAATGCATAATATCATATTCAATTTCTTCATCACTTGAACCTTGTTTAATACTCTCTTCTGGTTTCTTTCTCCACATAAATGGTATATAAAACTCTGGTTTATCTGAAACATATCGTCTACTTACTTCGTTCCAAGCTAAACCTACTTGATGTTTAACTAATTGTCTTGCAACAAATACAGGTGCTTTAATTCTAAATGATAGAAAAGCGTGAGCAAATGGTGACCAATGTCCCCACTTCGCCAAATACTTAATTAACTTGTCATCTTTTTCATCAAGTATATCTTTTCTTTTAGCAAATGATACTCTAGCAGCATTTACTACTGATAGGTCACTACCTAATTTATCAATAATTTCTATATTCATTATATCTTTCTTCCCATAGTTTCAAAATCTGATTTATCTACAACTTGATAATTACCTTTATTATATGCTAAACCAATTGTCTTGCCTTCAGGTAATGTAACTTTAGGTATAGTTCTTTTTACACACGCACCTGGTATTGTATCACTTGTAGGTAAAGAAGTTCTTTTAAGACCATTTATATCTAAAGACAAATCAGGTAAGTTAAACCCTAGTAATGACTCTTTAAATGCTTGATATGTTTTATACTTCTTCATTATGGCAACATTCCAGGTTTACCACCTTTTAACAGGTTTAATTGTGCTGATTGATGTTGTATTTTTTCTTTGAGTTGTTTTGTAATTAGACGTGCTGTAGTTTCAATTTCAATATTATTTTCATCACAATATTTAACAATAGCATCCACATATGATAGTTCTTTATGCTTCTTTACTATGTCCTCTATAATTAGTGAAAATTCTTTTGAGTTCATTGTGTTACTATAACATATTTTCTTATAAATGTAAAGTGTGTAGTTTCTGTTGCCACGTACTACACAACGCCGTTTGCCTAGTAACTAGGCAGCAAGAGCTAAACTTTCGTTTGCTTTTATAGTTTTGATAGTACGCTATCAGCGATTTAACTCCAAATAGTTTTAGTAGTAGTCGAATCTAACTCACCCCCTTAAAGCACACTATTATATGTGTTTTGAATTGGTGGAGGTGGTGGGAATCGCACCCACGTCCTCACTAATTATTATCTACCCTTCAACGTCAAATTCATTATAAATCTTTTCCTAATCTTGGTGGTTCAGTCCATTGTAAATTAAAAGACTTGTACATCATACAAGATTCTGTACCTGACATATTAGTTACTACAGGTATTGATTGAGAAAAATCTTCTGATATCCAGTAAGATACATAATATACAATTGGAGCGTCTGGTTTTGCGTTCTCTCTTCCAACTGACATATTAGCCATTAAAAAGTTATGGTCTTTTAAATATTGTTCCACATTTTCCTGTGCCCCACAAATAACTGGCATTGACATCCAGTATAATTTTTGCATTTGTTCTTGGTCAGGAGTTAAAGGTTCTATAGTATTAGGTGTTTCTGGCTCTTGCTCCGCCATAGCAACACTCATAAAGAATAGTGCTCCAAAAATTAGTGATATTATTGTCTTGTACATAGTGACCTCTCGTGGATAAAACTTTGGCCACTTTGTTAATGATTGTGCTTGATTTTATCTTTGTTTAGTTCTTCATAGTATTTATAAAAATACTTTATAGATTCTTCAAGTTTAGGTTCAAATATTTTTCTATCCTTGACAAAAGAACGCATAGTACCATCTTCACCTGCCATTAATATAACTAATTGGTCAATGCGTTTACCGAATATCTCCTCATACATCATTGCATAGGCAGTTGTTTGGATATAATAGTTTTCTATCCAACTTTCTTGTCGTTCTTTGTTTGCTGTTTTGAAATCTATTACTGATAACTTACCATTGTATTCTGCAACACAATCAACTTGACCTGCAATAGTCAACTTATGACTATACATAATCTCTTCTAGTAAATGTATGTTATTAATTTGGTCTATGTAAGGTAGCATTAATCTAAACATACCCAAAGGCAGTACGTCCCTAATGCTAGGAGTTTCACCTCTTAAATATTGTTCAAC